AAGGGCGAATTTATTGCTTTTCAAAATGATCCTGAAGCGATGAAAGCACGTATTACTGAACTTGAATCAGGTGAAGGTGGTCAAACACCTGAAAATGACCAAAAACCAAGTGATACTCAACCACAACCAATTAACTATTCTGGTCTAAAAATAGATGAGCTTCGAGCTGTACTAACTGAAAAAGGCATTGCATTTGAAGCAGGTGCTAAAAAAGATGAACTTTTAGCATTAATTCCAAAGGAATAATTCATGAGCTTTATCACTGAACAAGAAGCGATAGAACATGTTGAAGGCTATGATGCTTTATCTGCTAGTGATAAGGCTCAATACCTTCAGATGTCAGAAGCTTATCTATTAGCACGTAACGTTAAGCCTTATGAAGATGCTACCCAAGTACCTGAACCTTTAAAAACGGCCTCCTATCAAATCATCAAGGGCATTATTAAAGGTGATCTATATCAAGGACAGGAACAGGCACTAAAACGTAAGAAAGTCAAAGCTGATACGGTTGAAACTGAAAAGGAATATCAGGACGGATCAGTAAAGCTTAGTGCGATTGAGCAATTCATTCTTGATTTGATTAAGCCTTACAGCAAACGAAAAGCTGTATTTTTTGTCAGGAAAATCTAATGGGCTTACGTGACGAAATTCAGGCAGATATTGCTGAAGCATTTAATGAGGATCTGGCGGATGCGGTCCAAACATTTACATGTGACAGGGTTGTTAGTACCAACTGGAACCCTAAAACAAACACCTCTGAAAATGTCATTGAGCATTATGAGGGTCGTGGCGTTCTGTTTGGCTCATACAATCAATATGAAATACAAACTCTCGGAGTACTGGCCACAGATAAAAAGGCAACTGTGCTGCAGAATGAAGTTACCAAAGAGCCGATGATTGATGACGAATGGAGTACGGCGCAAGGTACATATCGCATCATGCATATCAAACAAGATCCAATCAGTGCAAGCTGGAAATGTCAGCTTCGAAAGGTGTAGGGGCTAAAATGGTTAATACCGAATATGTTCCAGAGTGGTACATCACACCTTTTCAGCATGTGCAATACACGCTTGCTAGAAATCAGCTTCACATGGATTTGTTATTTGAAGATATGGATGAAGCTGATCAATTTTTGGATATGGGAGCGGATGCACAGGTTAGTACTTTTTCTGATGGTGCATATGCAATCGTCCAAATTGGTGAGACAGCGGGAAAGGACCAACTTCAAGTTTATGGACTGCTTTTACATGAGGCAGTGCATATCTGGCAGATAGTGAAACGGCGAATGGGTGAGCGCGAACCTAGCGTGGAATTTGAAGCTTATTCAATTCAAGCGATCGCTCAAGACCTTTTCGAAATGTATGAAGAAAGCGAGGTAAGTCATGGGGTGGACGGGGAAAAAGCCGACAAGTTTTAGTTTAGATGTCGTAAAAAATGCTGAAGACCAGGTAAAGAAAATTACCATGGATACAGTGCAATCATTGGTTGTTTCAAGTCCCGTTGATACTGGAGCTTACCGAGCTTCACATGTTGTTTCGATTGGATCTGCTGATTATGGGGTACGTGGACCAGAAACAAACGCCGTTCAAGATGCAGCAATTCAAGCCCTGAAATTTAAGCTTGGTAATCTGATCTATATTCAAAACAACAAACCATACGCGGAACGTTTGGAGGATGGTTGGTCAGATCAAGCACCGCTGGGTATTTACAGCACTACATTCACTTATATTACTCAAAAGTATGGTGGTTAAGATGGCAATGACTTTAGAACAAGCTAGGCAAGCTATCGTTGACCGTATGATGAGCTTTACAGGAATTTCTCAAGATAGAATCCAATATCCAAATGCTCCAGGCTTTACTGTGCCAACAAAAGGCTTATGGTGCCGATTAACCATTAAAGGCGGATCTAGTTTTATTGCTGGTCTTGCTGATACACCTTGCACCCGCCGTACTGGCAATATCTTAATCCAGTGTTTTGCACGGCCTAATACTGGAGACCAAGAAATAACAATGCTAAGTGACGCTTTGCTTACTCATTTTGAATACTTCAGTATTCAGGATTTGAAATGCTGGCAAGGTCAATCAATAGATACGGGGGAAGACGCTGATTTTGTGCAGTATAATGTGACAATTGGATATACGGTGAATTGATATGAACCATGGCGCTCAAATTAAGTTAATAAAAAAACAAATTAAAGCTAAAGGCTTTATGGATGAGGATGATTTGAAGGCCCTTCGCTATCACCAACTATCTAATCAAGAACAAGCTAAATCAAAAATAAAATTAATTTTTATTGATTTTGTTTATGACATTACCCCTAAGTTTTTAAAAAATCTTGTTAAGCGTAAGGGGTGAATTGATATGTCATGCATGCTGACCCTAGAAGAAATTGAAATTAAAAGACAAGAACTCGAAAGACACTTGGAAGCTGTAATGGGTGCGGTGCTAGATAAATGGCAACTGGATAACAAGCTATGTGTTTCTGATGTAAACATCCGTTTGGCTAATGTTCATAGTCTTGGAGGAACTAAACACAATATTGTCACTGGAGTAAGCGTTGAACTAGATGATTGATCTAAAACTTTAAAGAAATTACCGCCGTTTGGCGGTTTTTTTATATCCCTAATTTTGTGGCCACCTTCGGGTGGCTTTTTTTATGCCTATCGTTAGGAGTATTAAGCCATGTCTAGTGGTGCACGTCAGCTAACACAAATCGCAAAGGAAACCACGGTTGGTACCACACCATCACCTTTTGCACGTACAACCTTCGAATTTACTGAAAATGCCCTTGATGCAACGGTAACTAAGGAAGATTCAAATTCAATTACCAGTGGACGTATTGCACGTTCATCAATGATTACAGGTGCCGAGTACGCTGGTGAATTAAAGTGCGAAGCAAAGTATAGCGCTTTAGTTCAAGACCTAATGGCCGCAGCTGCTTTTAACAACTGGTCATCAAATGTTTTAACGTTTGGTGGAACACTTCGACAAACCTTCTCTGTTTTACGCGGTTTTGACGATGTAAATGACTATCATGTTTTCCGTGGATGCCATGTAAACACTTTTGGAATTGATATTCCTGAAGCTGGTTTAATTACAATGACCTTTGGCCTAATGGCCCTCGGACGCACAAACTTTTCTACAGCTCCTGCTGGAACAATTACAGCTGCAGATAACAGCCCAAAAATGTCGAATGTCTCAGTCGGTGATATTTTGATTGATGGTGTTTCTCAAGCAGGGATTTCATGTTTAACCGCTTTTACATTTAATTGGGATAACACTATGCAGCTGCAACGCTGCTTGGGCGGCGGGATCAATGCACGTGCAATTTTAGAAATGCTTGCCAATGGCACAGGTTCATTTACGGCGGCATGGTCACGTAACACATCGGATATGTATGAAAAGCAATTCACGAATAAAACAATTTCTTTAAAGGTTCCAATCACTGATACAGATGGGAACAAATATGAAATCTTTATCCCTAAAGCTGAAATTACAGCTCCATTGCCAAGTGGTGGTAATGGCGATCTTTTAAATGCTTCATTTGAATATAAAGTAGTTGAAGTTGCCCCAACCATTACCCGTACACCAGCAACAGTTCCTACAACTTAATTAATCTGATAGCAGCCTTTAGGGCTGCTTTTTTTTGGAGTTAAACATGGCTTTAAAAGTAAGCATTCAGACTAGTAAAACAGTGAGTAAATGGCGGAAGTATGTTGATAAAGAAGGAAATGTATTAGCTGAATTTAAAATTCGTGGTATCTCTTATAAACCATATCAAGTGGCCCTTGAACGAGCAAATAACCAAATTACCTCTAAAGGCTATGATGTCAGTAAGGCTTCAAAAGAAGATAAGCTTTATCATGAGCTACTTTTAGAAGCTGCTGCATGTCATCTAATCGAAGACTGGAAAGGTGTGGTTTTTGAGGAGAAGAATGCAGAAAAAGAGATTGTAGAAACAGAGCCTGAATATTCACCCGAAAATGCAATAAAGCTTTTAAATATGGGAGATATAGGGGTAGCTGTTTGGTTATACATCAGACAAGAAGCAGAGAATATCCAAAACGAAGCCGATTTTTACAAGGATGAAGTAGTGGGAAAGTCGTCCAGCTCTACAACTGGTCCAAGTTCAACTCAGAAGAAGAAGCGAACGACTACGGCCAGAAACAAACGGCAATCGCCAAAGCCTTAAACTTGAAAAAGCCAGAAGAATTTCAGAAGCCTGAATATTCATTTACCTCACATGCAATTTTATCGGCGTATAACGTTATTTCGCGCTCAAGACGTTATGAGCAAGGCATTCCTCTAGCTTTGGATATTTCATCCATATCTGCATATTGTGATCATTACGAACTTCCAGTCGATAGAGATATTTTTAACGACTGTATATTCGCGATGGATAATATTTTTCTGGATGATTCGCATAAAAAAATGAAGCGGCCTGTTAAAAAATAACCCTAGGGTTATTTACTTTGAATAACTCTAGGGTTATAATTCTCCCATCAAGTTAATAAGGGAATGGTGTGAAAAGTCTGGATTTAATCAAAATGATTGAAGCAGACGGTTGGTATGAGGTTAGGGTTACAGGAAGTCATCATCACTTCAAACACCCAACCAAAAAGGGGTTAGTAACAATCCCGCATCCTAAAAAGGATTTACCAAGCGGAACTGTTAAAAGCATTTTGAAGCAAGCGGGTCTAAATTGACCCGCTGTTTCCTGACTTTAAATATCTGCCCTTTACAACTAACCATAACGCAGTGGGCGATATGTTTATGCCAAGGGCATGGAGTGTTGAGATGTTATATCCAATTGCAATTGAACGAGGATCAGATACCGAGGCATTTGGTGTCACTGTTCCTGATATTCCAGGTTGTTTTAGTGCTGGTGATACACTTGAAGAAGCTATTGAAAATATTAAAGAAGCTATTTCAGGTCATTTAGAAATCTTAGCTGAAGATGGAGAGGAAATTCCTGAAGCTTCAGAATTGATTAAATTTATAGATGATGCTGACTATAAGGGTATGATCTGGGCAGTGACCGAGGTTGATGTAAGCCGCTATCTAGGTAAGCCTGAAAAAATCAATGTTACTTTGCCAAGCCGATTAATTCGGAAGATTGATGATAATGTAGGTAAGGATAAAAGATTTAAAACCCGATCTGCATTTTTGGCCGCCGGTGCTGAAAAGCTACTACATGCTTAAAATAGAGAAGCCACTCGATTGAGTGGCTTTTTTATTTCTCACCTGTTAAATTTTATCCATTAAAAAATGATGGGTAATTTCATGAAAAAGATTATTTTATTGGGTTTGGTTTTGAATTTAATCATCACTTCTTAGGGAAAAGCTAATGGAACAAAAAATTTTAGGGGAACTTTTTGGAATTAATGTACATTCGCCTATCACTAGAGATGAAGTGCGTGAGGTCTTAAAAAGACAATTAGAATTTAAAGTGGCATTACAATCTGAAAAAGGTTTAACAGAAGATCAAGCTTTCCTGGAGGTAGCTGATATTTTTGAAGGATTTTATAAAAAAATCTCAGTAGAGGATAAAAGGATCTTTGAAAAAATTCATTCTGAAGAAGTTAACGCAGCACCAAGAGAATGGTTTAATGTAGAAGGTAAGAGCTCTATCCATAATGCAGAATTCTTAAAAGCAGGTAATGCTGGTGAATTATTTGGAGTAAATGTCACTTACCCTTTTACCAGAGAAAATATTAGAACATTAGTGTTTCAAAGAACCGAACTTATGAAATCTTTAGCTAATTCAAAGGGTATAAGTTTATATCAAGCATCTAATGACTTGAGTGACATACAAAATGAGTTTATTGAAAGATTTAATTATGATGATCAAGAAAAATTTTTAAACATTATGACTGATGAAATGTTAGCTCATGCTAATGCAACAAATGACGAGGCAGAAAAACTAAATCAGCAAGCGTTTAAACAAGAAATCTCAAATATTAATCTTACCCATACTATGGGGGGAGTAATTGTATTTTGCTGTTTGATGTTTTTATTCTTTGTCGTATTTAAATAAAAAATATTTCATGAGAAAAAATTGCCCTAGGGTGCTTTTTTCTAGCTAATGCATCAGCTTGGTAATTTTATTTAAGTTTGAACAACCCACTCTTTGAGTGGGTTTTTTATTGTCTGGAGAAAAGTAAGATGACTCAAGAATCACGTCTAGTCATTGTCATTGATTCAAAAAATGCTGAAAGAAATGCGCGTAATCTTGGCAATGAGTTGGATAGCATTGAAAGAAATGGTGATTACGCTACTAAGTCAATGGATAAGCTTTCTGTAGCGACCAGACAGCTTGCAGGATATATGGCTGGGGTTGTTACCGTAGGGGCCGCAATTAATAAAATGGATCTCTACACGGGTATTAATAATAAACTTAAATTAGTAACAAACAGCCAAGAAGAATTGAATCGTGCAATGACAGATACCTTTGATATTGCACAGCGTTCGGCTTCTTCATGGAGTGCGGTAAATGATGTTTACTCGAAATATATGTCTAATGCCAAGACTTTAAATCTTACACAAGCACAAACGGCCAAACTTACAGAAATTACTTCAAAAGCTGTTGCAATCAGTGGCTCTAATGCTGAATCGGCAGCAGCAGCTCTATTTCAGTATGGGCAAGCATTAGATGGCGGTGTGCTTAGAGCAGAGGAGTTCAACAGCCTTGTCGATGGTGCTGGTGGACTTTTAAATGCTATGGCAAAAGGTTTGGGAGTTACCCGTGGTGAGCTTCGTCAAATGATGCTTGATGGAAAATTAACTGGTCAAGTTATTACTAAGGCATTGTTGGAGGCTGGTGATAGCGTTGAAGAGCTTTTTAATAAAACTGACAAGACTGTTGGACAGTCATTAGAAATGCTAAGTAATGGTATTACGAAATTTGTTGGTGAGGCAGGGAAAGGTTCGGGTGCTGCCCAAACTTTATCTGGATCTATTCAGACTTTAGCAAACAATTTAGATTTATTAGTAAATGGGGCTATAGTTGCTGGGATTGGTTTAATTACCAAAGCAGTATTAACAAAAACAGTGGCCATTCAAGCAAGTGTTGTTGCTTCAGCCCAACAAAGAGCGGCGAATTTAGCTGAAGCACAGTCACAGGTACAGTTGCTTGGTGTTGAAGCAATGCGAGCAAGACAATCAGCTGCATTGGCTCTCACTGAAATAGGATTAGCTAGGGCAGAATATAATGCAGCAACAACTGCAAATGCACGTGCTATTGCTGTACAACGTCGAACTGCTGCCGAGATTGCTCATAGTCTTGCTTTAAAAGAGGCAACTGCGGCAACGATGGCCTATACAGTAGCTCAAGGGAATTTAAATCGAGTAGCGACATTAGGTAGTCGTGCTTTAGGTTTAGTAGGTGGACCAATCGGAGCCATTACCCTTGGGATTACAGCTTTAGCTGCTGGCTATATGTATTTTCAGGATAAAGCAGCGCAAGCTAATAAAAAATTAGAAGAACAAGCTTCTGTAGCCAAAAAAGCTAAAGAAGAACTTTTAGCCTTGCGTGGACTTGAAAAAGATTCGGCAATTAATGACATGGCCACTTCATTTGAGCGGCAAAATAAGGCATTAGCAGAATCAAGTAGCAAGATTAATATTCAGTTAAATGCCATAGCTCAACTTTATAAGGGGAATAAAGAGATCGTCCAGGTTGTTAATGATGCGAGGGATGGCACCATTAGCATGAATGAGGCAGTTAAACGTTTTAATGATTTACGTATTAGTAAAGAGATCTACAATTCCCTTAAAGAAAATACTAAAGAATTTGAAAAAAATGCTAAAGAAGCTAAGACCACGAAAGATTCACTTAAACTTTTTGGAATTGAGGTTGAGTTATCAGGCAAAAAAGCACAAACGGCAGTTGCAGGGATTGACGAAAATTCGAAAGCTTTAATTGGTAATGAAAGTGCCGCCCAAAAAGCTACAAAAGCCCAAAAAGGATATTTTGACAGTCTAAGAAATGATGTGTTGAATTCTAATGAAGAATTGGCATACCTGAATCTTGGTTATAGTGAAGAGGTTGTTAAAAAGATCAAGGAGTTAGAAAAGGCAAAACAAGCTGTAGCTCCTGCTGGAACAACAGTGATTGTTACAAATGAAGAAATTGCTCAAATCATTACAGCACAAAAAGCATTGGATGCACTTAAGGAAAAGAAAGATGCGATAACAGAAGCTGAAAAGAAACATACTAGTGAACTTGAAAAACAGCAAAAAATTATGGCTGTGAATGCAAAAGTACAAGCATTATCAAAGAAATATAATATTTCTGATAAGGCTGCAGCTGCTGGTATTCCACAAGGCCTGATTGAAGGCATGATTATGCAGGAAAGCAGAGGAGATACTTATCGTAAAGGCAAATTATTAACATCACCAGTCGGTGCTCAAGGTTTGGCACAATTTATGCCAGCTACAGCTAAACAGTATGGTGTTGATGTTAGAAGTGAAGAATCTAGTGTTAATGGAATGATTAAGTACGTTTCAGATCTTCTTAAACAGTTTGGAGGAGATGTTGAAAAGGCCATTATGGCGTACAACGCTGGACCAGGTAATGTAAAAAGCGGAAAAGCATATGGGTTTAAGGAAACAAGAAATTACCTTGCGAATGTAAAGTCGTATGCAGCAGGTGCAAACGGATATTCAGCTGGCGATATTTCTTCTAAAGACTTCGATAAGATGCTTGATGATTCAGCCAAAATGGCAGAAGAGCAGGCAAAATTGCGCTTGCAGTTGGAAAATGATGTTGCTAATGAAGTAACTAAAATTAGAAATGAACTCTCGAAAAAATTAGAAGATGTAGATAAAGCTAATTTCAACCCAGCACGTAAAGAAGAAATTAAAGCAGAGTTAAAAGCACGTGCTGATAATGATATTGCTATTGCCCAACAGGCTTTAAAAACCAAGTTGGATGACTATAAACAATTTAATTTAACAGAAGAGGATCTAATAAAGGAAAGCTTTGCAAGGCGTCAATTTGAAGCTGAGCATGACTTTCAATTAACCCAAGATCAACGTAAAGAAGCAGTTAATTTACTTGGTCAACAACTTCAGCAAGAACTAGGCTTACTCAAACTAGCCCAAGAACAGAGATTATTTCAGGCTAAACAATTTCTATATTCAGAGATTGATGCAATGAGGGAAAGATATCGACTTGAGCGTGAGGAAATTTTAAAGAATAGTAAGCTTAGTGATGAAGAGCGTCAAAAAAGAATAATGTTATCAAAATCACAAGAGCAGTTAGAGGTCCTGGATAAAGCTGCTACGGCAAGTCGAAATTGGGATCGTACATATGCAGACATGACAGGGAATAACCAACAATATCACTTGGACCAAACTCGCGCCGACCAAACAGCACAGTCATTAAATATGGCAAATGCTCAGGAAGCTGTTTTGAATATGCAGGCTGAGGATCCAAATGCAAATTTACAGGAAATTGCAGCACAACGGGAACAAATATGGGCTGAACATACCGAGCGAATGAAGCTCATCGAGTCAACTTATCAGAATGACTCTATTAGCCTGCAATTAGGTTATGGAGCTAACGTAACTGGTGCATTAGCTGGAATGTTTAAGAATATGCTGGGTGAGTCATCAAGTGCTTACCGCATTCTTTATGAAAGTCAGCGTGCATTTGCCTTAGCACAAGCGGGAATGAATATGTGGAAAGCCGCATCCGATGCTTATGCGAATGAACCAGGTACTTGGTATCAGAAAGCAGCCGCTGCCGCTATAGCCACCTTGAAGTCAGGAACATTTGTTTCTCTGATCCAAGCTGCAACACCACAAGGTTTTGCAGATGGCGGATATACAGGAAATGGACTTAAACATACACCAGCAGGAATAGTGCATAAGGGCGAAGTTGTATGGTCGCAAGATGACATTAAAAGATGGGGTGGTGTTGGCGTAGTTGAATCAATGCGGACAAGTTCACCAAGCGGTTATGCTAACGGTGGGTACGTTTCTAATAATCAATCTGATGCGATTGCTACGAGAAGGGAGACTAGACAGTTTGATGCGATTAACTCCAATAATACTAATACCAAACCTTCTGGTGATATTAGTATCAGTCAAACCATTACTTTTACAAATGATGGTTCTGCCCAAGTTGATACGCAAGGGCAGAAGGAAATTGCTCAAAGTCTTAACAGTATGATGAACAGCTGGGCTAGACGAGAGAGTATGCAAGGTGGGGTATTGTATAAAATTGTCAGAGGTTCACGGTAGATGAGACCAGTTTAACCTGATAACTTATTTATACTTATTATGCTTTTTATTTAGAGGAAAAGATGAGTCAAGAAAATAGTAAAGATAAACTTGCTTGGATTGATAAGCTTATTCAACTTGGTTTTGATGGTGATGAGGTGATTAACTCATTAGTTGGAAACCTAGTGTCTTATTTGGCACAAAAAGAAATTATTGATCTTGATGATTACTTGAAATTTACTGAAGAATCAAAAAACACTTACATTCAAAATCTTAAAAATGAAGGTCATAGTGATGATTCGGATATCGTTCGCCATGTGAATCGACAATTCAGCATGCATGTTAATGATTTCAAGGGATCAGAATGATGTTTCCACTTTTCCGTTAATTGCGGTATAGTTTTATTAATCTGGTCATACTTTAGATATGGCTATTAAAAGCTCGCTTAACGCGGGCTTTTTTTGTGAGAAAAATTTATGAGTGATCTTATATTCACTTTTGAATGTGACCTAGATGGTAATAACCAAACGCAACGCTTTAATACGTTATCAACTAAATTTGGTGATGGATATGAGCAAACAACTTCAGTTGGTATAAACAATAAATCTGGTGAATGGACTTATCAACGCACAGCAGAAAAGGCTGAAATTATGCAAATTAAAGCATTTTTTGATGCCCACAAGGGTGCCAACTCTTTTTTGTGGGACTCGCCGTTAGATGGTCAAGTGCGTGTAAAAGCTGGTGATTATCAACCTACTTGTTTAGGTGGAAATACCTGGCGAATTTCAACTACATTCAAGCAGGTTTTCCAACCCTAATATTTTACTCAACGGCTCCTAATTGGAGCTATTTTTTTGCTTATAGGAGCATAACCATGGCTGTTAAAACTTTAGATCTTGCTGAAGCATTTTTTGTTGGCGAACTACGTACTCAATTGTTTGATGCTCGTAGTTTTGGCAATGATTTGCCCGCAGGTAAAATTGAAACTTTAACCATTAATTATGATAAGCCTTCTAATTCAGTGGGTATTGTAGTTACACCAGGTGGTGGTACGAATGGAAGCATGACTTTACTTGATGCTGATATTACCAGATGGGCAATGCAGACAATTCAAAATGCTGGGTATTTATATGGCGTAACAGTTAATTCATTAAATATGAAATATGACTTAGCGACGAAAAAAATTAGCGTTGAATACACTCCAGTCGCGGAAGCTCCAGTTCAAGCTTAAGGAGTATCTATGACTTTACAGAGTGATTTCCAAAAACTCGAACCTGGTGGATTAATCCACCTGTACGAGTTAGATGCCACTTCCTACGGAATTGGCATCTTGCGTTTTCATGGTCACCAACAAGAAGGAAGCATTTTTTGGCAGGGTGAAGAGTTTGAAGCAATTAGCTTGGAAGTCTCTGGTCTAGAAATGCGTTCGGACGGCAAAGCTTCTGCACCAACGTTAACGATCGCAAATAACATCGGGGGAATACAGGGGGCAATTTCAGCTTACTGTCTTCAATGTAAAGATTTTGTTGGGGCAAAGCTTAAAGTAATAACGACCCTTTCAAAATATCTTGATGCCAAAAATTTCCCTGAAGGTAACCCTACAGCGTCGAATGAAGCTAAAGAACAGAAATGGTATATCGAGCAAAAAACATCTGAAAATGCTCAACAAGTAACTTTTGAACTTTCAAATCCAATTGATTTTGAAGGTTTGCGAATTCCAGTTCGTCAAATTACTTCTTTATGTCATTGGTGCACCATGGGTAAGTACCGTGGTGAAGAATGTGGGTATACCGGCACGGCCATGTTTACTGATAAAGATGAACCGACTGATGACCCAGCTTTGGATCGATGCGGTGGAAGGCTCAGATCATGTCGAGTACGTTTTGGTGAAACTAAACCGTTGCCTTTTGGCGGATTCCCAGCATCGAGTCTTATGTGAGAACTTATGAAATTAACGGCAAAGATTAAAAAAGCAATCATGGCTCATGCTGATGAGTGCTATCCACAAGAATGCTGCGGTGTGATCGTTGGGAAAGAATATATCCGTTGCCGCAATATTTCTGATAAAGCTGATGAATTCGAGATTCATCCAGAAGATTTAACCATTGCTGAAGACCAGGGCGAAATTGTTGCTTATGTACATTCCCATCCAGATGGAACGACAAGAGCCACTGATCTTGATCTGGTTCAAATTGAATTGCACAAAAAACCATGGGTTATTTGTTCTTACCCGGATCTCGATTTCACCGTGTATGAACCATGTGGATACCGTGCGCCTTTAGTTGGGCGTAATTATTACCATGGTTGGCAAGATTGTTATGCGCTTATACGCGATTTTTATAGTCGTGAATTAGGTATTGAGCTCATGGATTTTGAAAGAAAGGATGCTTGGTGGGAAGAAAGTGATCATCCCTCACTTTATCTAGAAAACTACGCACGCGCAGGGTTTTACGAGGTTGATAAGCCTCAGTATGGCGATATGTTGATTTGCCGTGTAGGACGTACAGAACATCCTAACCATGCACTTGTATGGCTTGGGGATAATGGAAAGTTGAAATCTGAACAAACTGAAAACTGCATTGGCTCTACGCTAATTCTTCATCATCCATATAACCGAAAGTCAGTGCGGGAAATCTATGGTCAGCAATGGCTTGAACGTACAGTTAAAATCTTGAGGCACCGAGATGTTAAAAACAATTAAATTGTATGGAGTACTAGGGCAAAAGTTCGGTCGAGAATTTAAGCTTGATGTAGCAAATACTCGTGAAGCAATGCGTGCTTTATCGGTACAAATTGAAGGCTTTGAGAAATTCATGATGCATGCACATGAGCAAGGTTTGCAGTTTGCCGTATTTCTTAAAAGTAAAAATTCAAGCAATAAACGCGGTAAGAAAAGCCCATCAATCTATGACCATGAAACTAAGCGACTCATTACTGGAGACAATATCGGTGAAGAGCAGCTTGATATGAATACCGAAGCCGATGTTATTCATGTAGTACCTCGTGTTGTAGGTGCTGGGGGTAATGGAGCTCTACAAACCATTCTTGGTGCAATTATGGTTGTTGTGGGAGTAGTGATGCTCTACATCCCAGGCACCCAAGCATTTGCTCCATCTGTGATTGCGGCAGGTGTTGGGATGATGGTAGGTGGTATCGCAATGATGCTAATGCCTAAAATTGACAATGCACAAGACCAAAACCAAGACGGTAACAAGGCTAACCAAGGGTTTGGTAGTGCTGTAACAACCGTAGCTCAAGGTAACCCAGTTCCAGTTCTGTATGGCCAACGAGAAGTTGGTGGATTCATTGTGAGCGCTGGTCAATATCCTGAAGACCAGTTGTAAAAAATTAAATGTATTTCAAGGCGCTTTAAGCGCCTTTTTTATTGCGCGAGATTTGATATGGCGATTGTAAAAGGCGCGAAAAAGGGTAAAGACGAAGCACGGCAGCCAGTAATTGCTCCTGATTCAGCACAATCAAAAACCTATATAAATATTTTATATGGATTGGCAGAAGGAGAGGTGGAAGGGTTAGCGAATGGAAATCAATCTATTTTTCTTGAAGAAACTCCTTTGCAGGACGCTAATGGAAATGTCTCATTTTCAAATGTAAAAGTTGATTTTCGGAAAGGTACAAATGATCAAGATTATATTGAAGGTTTTCCATCAGTAGATAGTGAAACTGCGATTGATGTCGAATTGAAATCTGGAACCCCTTGGGTTCGTGCCTTTAATAATCTCGATTTAGATGCAATTCGTATTCGTTTCAAGTGGGGGCCTCTACGCAAACAAGACGCTACTACAGGTGACGTTAGCGGTCTTACAATTGAATATGCAATTGATATTCAAACCGACGGGGGTGCTTGGACTGAAGTTTTAAAAACAAAAATAACTGATAAAACTTCTTCAAATTATGAGCGAGCACATCGAATTGATTTACCTAAAGCTGACAGTGGTTGGCTCATCCGTGTTCGTCGTATTACACCAAACTCAACATCTGAATATGTCAGTGACAAGATGTATGTCGAGGCTATTACTGAAGTAGTCGACACAAAATTAAGATATCCAAACACTGCCTTACTCGGTCTTCGTTATGATGCAGAAACTTTCAGTAATGTTGCAAAAGTTGCGGTAGATCTAAAAGGCACCTTAATTCAGGTACCCACTAATTATAACGCTGAAACCCGACAATATACTGGTATGTGGGATGGTACTTTTAAACGTGCCTATACCAATAACCCCGCATGGATCTATTACGACTTATGTACTAATGATCGATATGGATTAGGGAGTCGATTGACTCCTTTAATGATTGATAAATGGTCATTGTATCGTTTAGCTCAATATTGCGACCAGACCGTATCAGATGGCCTTGGTGGTCAAGAGCCTCGATTCACTTGCAACGTATATCTGCAAAGCGCTGATGAAGCTTTCAGTATTCTAATGAAGTTAGCAGGTGTATTTAGAGCTATCGCGTATTGGGATGGGAATAGCATTAATTGTGATGCAGACATTCCACAAGATACTTATTTTACATATAGCCGGGCAAACGTAATCGGAGGTGTATTTGATTATTCTGGTACGCGTGCACGTGATCGTCACAACGTAGTTAAGGTTGCATGGGATAACCCGGCAAATCACTATAAAACAGAATATGAGTATGTACGTGATGAAAAAGCAATTGCTGAAGCTGGCCAAATTCGGATTCTTGAACTCGATGCATGGGGATGTACTTCACGTGGCCAAGCACAACGTGCCGGACATTGGGCATTAATATCAGAACAAAAAGAGACACGTACAGTATCGTTTCAGGTTGGGCTAGATGGACATATTCCTTTACCCGGGCGTGTTATTGAAATTGCGGATGAACTTTTTGCTGGAAGAGCAAACGGTGGACGTGTTTCTAAAATTTCTACCGATCGCAAAAGTATTACCCTTGATCGTGATGATGTCATTGCAAAGGCCGGTGATCGACTTGTTATCAATGGTGAGAATGGCAAAGCACAAACTCGAATCGTGCAATCAATCTCAGGCCGTGTTGTTACAGTAACTCTACCATTTGATGAAAATTCAATTGCAGTTCAAAACGTTTGGGTCTTGGATGCTCAAGACTTAGCGACAATGAAGTTTCGTGTTATTTCGATTTCACAAGAGGAAAAACACCAGTTCAGTGTCACAGCACTTCAATATAACCCTCAAAAATTTGATGAAATCGATAATGGAGCTTTCTTTGAAGATGCGCCGATTTCTATTGTTAACCCTTCAACACAAGAGCCTGTTAAAGATGTATTGATTACCAGTGAAAGTAAGGTAGATCAAGGCATAAATATCACCACAATGATTGTGTCATGGACACAAGCGAAAGGTGCAGTTAAGTATCTTGTTGAGTGGCGAAAAGATGATGGGTCTTGGATACGTTTACCACAAACAGGAAATAACTCAGTCGAAGTGCCTGGGGTTTATTCAGGACAATATCAAGCGCGTGTCACTGCTATTTCAGCTTTTGAAATCGCTTCTTTACCAGCTTCTTCAATTTTAACGGATATTAAAGGCAAGCAAGGATTACCACCAAAATTAGCATTTATTCGCGCAACCGGTATTTTATTTGGCATGAAGTTGGAGTGGGGATTCCCTCAAACTGGTGCGAAAGATACGGCTTATACCGAAATTGAGGTTTCGCCAGACGGTGCTACTAATGTTGCTCAATTGGGATTGTTTGCCTATCCAACAACGACTAACACTATTCAAGGTCTACAGCCCAATCTTAGACAGTTTTATCGTGGTCGATTAATTGACCGTATTGGAAATGTTGGGCCATGGTCTGATTGGACAAATGGAATAACTACTGCTGATCCAGAGGCTGTTTTAGACCTTATTTCTGGTCATATTGCTGAAACTGATCTTGCACAAGAACTACAGGGCAAAATTGAAAACACCGTCAATGTTGCTGAAGCGGCAGAACAAGCAGCTGCCAATGCACAAACAGCAGCGAATAGTGCACAAACAGCAGCAGGGGAAGCCAAGACAGCAGCATCAAATGCCCAATCTGCTGCAACAAGTGCACAGGCACAAGCATCCACGGCTCAACAAGTTGCAAATGATGCAAGCGTTATTGCTTCTAATGCTAAAAATACAGCTGATAATGCATCAACAGCAGCATCTAAAGTAGCAAGTGATTTAATCACTTCTACAAATCAGTTAAATCAAAAGATTGCTGATGAGAGTTCTGCACGTATCGCTGCAATTTCTAATTTGAATGATGGATTAACAACTGAAACAACTCAGCGCAAGTCTGAAGATGCGGCCCTTTTAAGCAATATTGAAACTTATAAATCAAGCACCAATGGCACTTTATCAAGTTTGCAAACTCAGATTACGACAAATGCTACAAATACAAGTGCCAATGCTACGCAAATCAATGCGCTAGATTCACGTTTAACTACGAATGAATCAAAGACAAATACAGCTATTTCGTCTGCGGCCACAGCTCAAACAACTGCAAACACAGCAGTAAGTAAAGCTGATGCAGCTTCGACGTCAATCAATACGCTTAAAAGCACTTTAAGAGTACAAGCAGACTCGCTCAATATTGATCCGCATTTTGTATCTGGTTTGGAATATTACACAATTGCTGAAGTACCAGCAGGCAACTCTGTTACGCACGGCGCTTTTGGTGAGAATGGCTCACTTGGTATTCGTGTAATTAAGTCAAATGCAGATACATCTGGTGGAACAAATACAAACGTCAATACAAACCGCACGGATGGTTTTTTCTTAAAAGCTAATAATACATATCGGGCAATTGTTCGATGCAAGTTGATATCTGGCACGGGAAGTATTCTTGGTCGTTTTCACAATAAATCTGATAATGCTGTTCTTGCGTCCGCAACATTATCTGTGGCATCAACATCGGCTTATGTCGACTTAATTTATACATATAAACCGACATCAGATGTTCTTGTGTATTTCGGAACGTGGCTCATGGCAGCTGGTACGATTGATTATGATTCGATCAGTATCATTAATGCTACGGATGCAGTTGCTTCTGATGCCAATGCATCAGCTATTACAAATCTAACTACTCGCGTGACAAATGCCGAAGGGACTCTAACAAGTCAAGGCAATTCAATTACGCAATTGAATAATAATATTGTAAGCATCAACGGGACGCTTGCAAGTAAAGCGGATGCAACTGCTTTGAGTTCTTTGGCTAACCGTGTGACTACTGCTGAGGGCAATATCTCATCGCAGGGCGGTGCTATTACAACCCTTCAAAATAATGTTTCTACTATTAACTCCACGCTTGCAACAAAAGCAGATTCAAGCGCTCTCACAGCTTTAAATACACGTGTTACCTCTAACGAAGGCACTCTAACAAGTCAAGGCAATTCAATCACAAGTTTGCAGAACTCGATCAGCAATGTTGGGGTAAATTTAGTTGCCCTAGCGGATCAGTTAAAAACTGTATCAATGGCCGCAACTACAGGCGAAAGCTATATCACATGGTCTTTAACTGATCCTGCACTTAAGCCAGACACTTTCTACACTTTGTCATTTTGGGCATTACGAACCCCTAACGTAAAAAGCGTTGATGCTTTTTTAATTGCTAGTAACGGCGCACATCACAAGTCAGCGATTGTTGCGGTAACCACAGCAACACTTACACGCTATTCAGTGACATTCAAAACTAATGCTGATGCCTCTGGTATTACTTATTCATTGCGCTTCGATCTTAATGGATCTAGTGATGGTAATATTGCGACATTAACAGTTCAAAAACCTCAATTAGAAGAAGGTCAAGTTGCAACATACTGGAAACCATCTACTTACGATAAAGCAGATGCCAGTGCGTTAAGCACACTTCAAAACACAGTTACGCAACAAGGAAATACGCTAACTTCAAATAGTAATGCTATTACTTCGTTGCAAAACAATGTCACTAGTATTAATAGCGTATTAACAACAAAAGCGGATGCAACTGCGGTTAGCAATATTGATTCAAAAGTGACAGTTATTGACGATAAAGTAACGTCAAATACTTCAAATATTACTTCGCTGAATAACACGATCACAAATGGCAGCCTTAACTTAGTCTATAACACCCTTTACAACGACTTAAGCAATATCACAGCGAATGGCAATCATAGTATTGCAGTGGATAGCGCAACTTATGCTCGCTCTAAAGTTTTAAAAGTAATGGCTAGTGGTGCTGGGCAAGATGGTGTACATCAAATTTTAATGACCGCAACTGTTATTCCAGTAACAAGTTCTACTGAACCACTTGTCTTATCATTTTTTGCAAAAGCTGATGCTGCATTGTCTGTAAAAATTCAACTTTTTGGTGGTATTGGTGCCCAAAATATTGCATTAACAACTACATGGACAAAGTACACAATTACAACTTTAAGAAAGTCAGCATCACATGTTGATACTACTAATTTGTATATGTCATTGCTTGCCGCAGGCGTTGCATATTTTACAAATGTTCAATTAGAAAGAGGAACAATCGCAACCGCATATTCAGCAGCTTCTACTGAAACAGGTAATTTAATTGCTGCAAATGCTTCTGCACTTTCATCTTTAAGTTCCACAGTTACTCAGCAGGGAAATAAGTTAACAAGTCAAGGTAACTCCATTACTTCACTCAACAACAGTTTAGTGACCACAAATAACAACGTAACAACAGCACAAAATACAGCTAACAATGCGGCATCCGCAGCAGCGGCAGCGCAAAATACAGCGAATACAAAAGCCGATGCTTCAGCATTAACTGCATTGTCTAATACTGTGACAACACAAGGTAATGCTATATCTTCTCAAGGAAGTGCAATTACTTCGTTAAATAATTCGCTAAATAGTTTAGCTGTTGGTTCTACCAATTTATTACCAGGCACAGACTTGTCTACGCATGCTAGTAAAGATGGTACGTTTAAGAATGGCAACATGATTTCAGCCACTGCTACTACAGCGGGTAGTGTTGATATGCTTGCACTTAAATCTACAGTTGAGCTACTTGCTGGAGAATATGTTGTAAGTTTTTGGGCTAAAGCAGAAACTGCAGGCACTCTGTTTAATGTTTATTTCTACAACCCAAATACTACAACTTCAGGTACAGCATCAAATGGAGCAATAACAACACGAGTTGATGGACAAGTCACATTCACATTGACTACTACAATGACGAAGTATTTCGTCAAATATAAACAGTCAGGAAATACATCTAAAAAAGATGTGTTGTTCCGCATTCAAGCACCCACATCTGGTACATATAAAGTATGGTTAGCTTTACCACAGTTAGAGGAAGGCAATGTCGTTACTGATTGGTCGCCTGCGGTTACTGACATTGCAACTTCTGCCGCTTTAAGCTCACTTGGCTCTACAGTTACACAACAGGGTAATACGCTAACAAGTCAGGGTAATTCAATTACCTCGCTCAACAATAGTGTTAATACAATCAATAGTACGCTTGCAACAAAAGCTGATAGTTCCGCAGTTAATTCTCTCGATTCACGTGTGAGCGCTACAGAGGGGAATATTAACTCTCAGAGCAATTCAATTACCTCACTAAATAATGCTATTAAAGGTGCTATTGCGACAGCGGGTGAATTAATTCCAAACCCGACATTTGTCCCTGATTACAATCAAATGGGGATGACGGTCGTTGCAACAACCGATTCAGAAGTTCCAACAGGCTGCGCCTATCAATACGCGGCTCGTTTAGCCGCACGTGACCACATTCCTTCAATTAACAATATTGCATGCAAAGAGGGGGATGTTTTTGAGATTAGTGCATTGGTCGCATGCGCAACCGGCACTGCCGGTTTAACTCTATACGTAGGTAAGGCAAGTACACCAACAGCAAGTATTGGAAGTATTGCTAGCGGAGCATCTGCCACTGTTTCATCAACTTGGACACGTATTACATGGAAGTGGACTGTACCTGCTAACTGCAACTATTTCAGACCTTATGTTTCTGTAGGACAAAGTAGTCCATTTGGTACAGTATGGTTTATTACCGACTGGCATTGTAAGAACATTACTGCCGCTGCAACAGCACAAGCCAAAGCTGACGCTAACGCTACTGCGTTAACCACGCTTCAAAATACCGTAACGCAGCATGGTGGTACACTCACAAGTCAAGGCAGTCAGATTACAGCGTTAAACAACAATATTACAAGCATCAACGGAGCGCTTGCCACAAAAGCTGATTCAAGTGCCTTATCTGCTTTAGACAGCCGTGTAACAGCCACAGAAAATAATCTAACTACAACTAATAGTAGTATCACAAGTTTACAGTCTGCAATTCAATCACAAGGTGATGCGCTAAATTTAGACCCAAATTTTAGAGAGGGCTTGAAGTTCATTACCGTAGGTGAGCTTGCAACAGGTAACTCAATTGTTGCCGGTAATTACGGTGAAGGTGGAGGTACTGGCTTACGGGTAACTAAGGCGAATGATGCCGGAACTTCAGGAACCAACCCAACTGTAAAAACACCAACATCAGGGGTATGGTTAAAAGCAGGGCGAACTTATCGAGCAGCTGTAAGAGTACGTAAAGTATCTGGAACAACAGGTTTATTGTTGCGCTGGATTAGAGCAAGTGATAGCGCCACATTAGCCCCAAGCCAAGTAACAGCAACAGATACAACCAATTTTGTTGATTTCTCTTTAGACTATACGCCAACTTCAGATGTCCTTGCGTGGTTTGGCGTATGGATGTATCCAAATGCAGGCGTTATTGATTATTCATCAATTCGTTTGACAGATAGAACCGCATCTTTAGAAAATGCTACAACAGCATCAGCCGTTTCTTCACTGACCACGCGCGTCACAAATGCAGAAGGTACAATTACAAGCCAAGGGAACAGCATTGTTTCTTTGAACAATAGTGTATCAAGTATTAATGGCGCTTTAGCCACGAAAGCAGATAATGCTGCATTATCAAGTTTGGATTCTAGAGTTACTGCGTCTGAAAACTCAATTACAAGCCAAGGTAGTCAGATTACCAGTTTGCAAGCGGGTTTAAGTGCAGCAGCAGTAATTGGCACAAACTTGTTGAGTAATACAGCAGTTCCGAACTCTGCAAATCAGCCAAAAACAAGCGATGGCACAACTTCTCTTCAAGGATTTTCGACAAATTTCAATATTGATTCTTACTTTTCAATTAATGATACAAGTGTAGAACGTTTCTATCGTATGACTTCGCCAGTCAACGCTGCTAGTGTTTTACGTGTGAACACCACTTACACAATTAGTGCAGATGTGCGTGGTGCTGCATTGCCAGTGCGCTGGCGGATAATTGCCCAAGTTGGCGGTGCTTGGAGTGATATCGCTGTTAAATCAATGAGCGGCATCAGCAATAATCAATACACTCGACAAAGTTGCACATTCACAGTTCCAGCAAATGCAACAAGCCTCATTATGTCTTTTCAGTCTGATTCAACTACAGTTGGAAACACATTGGCTGTAAGACGACTAAAACTTGAAGTGGGGAGTGCTGCAACACTATGGGAGCAACCAATTGGCGAAATTGCAACTTCAAAAGCTTTATCTTCACTTGATACTCGAGTTACGAATGCTGAAGGGACCATTTCTAGCCAAAGCAATTCAATTACACAATTGAATAACAGTGTATCGAATATTAATGGTGTCCTAGCAAGTAAAGCCGATGCTTCTGCGCTCAGTTCATTGGATTCTAAAGTTTCTGTTATTGATGGCAAAGTTTCAACTCAAGCATCGAGTATCACTACTTTGCAAACTACTGTTGGTGGAAATACAGCGGCAATTCAACAGGTAACTGAAAGCGTTGATGGTGTTAAAGCTCAGCAATATTTGAAAATGGATGTGAATGGGCATTTGGCTGGCCATGGCTCCATGAATGACGGTACAACTTCAACATTCATCTTTAATTACGATGCTATCCAGTTTGGTGCGCCTGTTGGGGTAGATGGTGTCACACCTAAGCCAATAATGTCATTGTTAAACACTCCTTTGACTTTGCCGAATGGAACAGTAATTCCGCGAGGGCTGTATGTGGACTCTGGTAGCTTTGGCTATATTAATGCAAATAGAATCTGGGCAGAAAATCTAAGCACCATTAGCGCTGATTTGGGTGATATTGAAGTTGATAATGCTCACATTAAAAACGGAGCAATAGACACTTTAAAAATCCAAGATGAAGCCGTTACTGTCCCTTCCGGGGTAATTAATCAAACAGAGCGTAAATTTTATTTCGCTGTTTCTAATTCAATGGCAGGTTCAGTTGGTTATACACAAGATTTAGTTACTCTTAATGTGCAAACGCAAGGAGGTAAACTAAGGATTGATGGTTCTTTTGTCTTTGACTGTAAGGTGAGGATCACCCAATATTCATCTTCTTATGACATCTTAAAATGTGTGACTTTAGCTTGTAGAGTATTAGTAAATGGCACCGTTGCATACACTCAGGAAATTTACCCAACATTTTATGATGGGAATAGTACAATTCGCTTTATTGGGGTTACAGCAACGCCAGTTTATATCTTACCTGCTTCCACTGGTACAAAAACAATAGTGCTTCAGCTGGCATATATCACAAAATACTCAAATATTTATTATGGTTCATTTGAAGCCCAAGGTGGCTTTGCTGATACTCCTTCAATAATCACTATGTCATCTTTATCAACATTGGAGCTTAAAAAGTGACAGTATTAGTTTCAAAATATGGTGAAGTTATAGGGCATATATTTGGTAATGATGAGATGATCAAGCTAAATACTCCGGAGGGATGTACAGCTATAGATGATCCTCCGCATCCAAATATGTTTTTTCAAAATGGAGAGTGGGTAAATATTCCTGCTAAGCCATCGCCATATCATTTCTTTGATTATGAAATTAAGAAGTGGGTTGACAACCGATCTTTAGAAGAAGTGAAAAGGCATAAATGGGAGCTCATTAAACAACAACGTGATCTGTATGAGTTTGGTGGTTTTGAGTTTGAAAATAATCTTTTTGACTCAGATGCAAATTCCCAGTTAAGAATCGCAACAGCAGCTTTTATTGGAGTAACAGTCGAGTGGACTTTAAAAGATAATACAATTGTTGAGCTTGATCCTGATCAATTGATTGGTTTGAAAAACGCTCTTGCCTTACATATCAGCAATGTTCATGAAAGGGGAAGAATAGCAAGATCAAAAATCGAATCTTCATCGACAATTGATGAAATTGAAGCGATAACTTATTAATCGATATATCTATTAAATGCACCCAAAAGGGTGTTTTTTTATGCCCAAGATCTGGAGGAAGGCATGCATGAACGGTCACACAAATAATGTGTTAGAGGCAGCAGCAAGTACTGCTGCAGCTACAACAACGAAATTCACTTACGGTTATGCATTAGGGGGTAGCTTGGTTGGATTTGTCGGAAAAATTGACTGGGCCGTAGCCTTTTCAATTCTGCTTGGGGTAGCAACCTTTCTAACGAATTTTTATTTTAAACGGCGTGATGAAAAGCGTAAGAACGAGATTCATGAGCTTCAAAAAAAGCAATATGAATTAACAAAGAAACGGATCCAAGGGGATGATGATGAACAGTGAAAATACTCGGACATATCTAGCCTATATGGTTATAGCTATGTCATTTCTATGTGTACTTGGCTTATTTTTTATTGAATATCCAGACAAAAATCGAGACTTATTAAACGTTTCTCTAGGTACTTTACTGGGTTTATCTAGCGCCGTGATTGCTTTTTATTTTGGATCTACCAACAAACAAAAGAAAGAAGCTGAAGATTCAAATCAACAGTAACTATTCAACTTTAAATGCCGCCTTCGGGCGGTTTTTTATTATCTGAGGAAAATTGAAATGAACATCGAACAATATCTTGAAGAACTAATTAAGCGCGAAGGTGGTTATGTAAATAATCCTGCCGATCGAGGAGGAGCAACAAAGTATGGCATTACTGAAGCAGTAGCCCGTACAAATGGCTTTAAGGGCAATATGAAAGATTTGCCGCTTGAAGTGGCCAAAGCCATTTATAAAAAGCAGTACTGGACAGCTCCACGATTCGATCAAGTAAATACAATCAGCTCTGTAGTGGCTGAAGAGCTTTTAGATACTGGTGTGAATTGCGGTACTGGATTTGCAAAGCCACTTTTACAACGTGCTTTGAACTTGCTTAACAATCAAGGTAAAGCTGGTTTCCCTGATCTTGTGATTGATGGTGTTTATGGCTCGGAAACGCTGAGAGCTCTAAAAACCTATTTGGCCAAACGTGGGAAAGACGGCGAGAAAGTTCTTGTGCGAGTTCTTAATATCATGCAAGGCCAGCGTTACATTGAAATCTGTGAGCGCAATCCAAGCCAAGAGCAGTTTTTCTATGGCTGGATTGCTAATCGGATTTCATAGTATGAAAGTGTACCAGTGCAAACGGTCAAAACTTGCTTGGGTAATTGGCCTGCTGTGCATATTTCTTTCAGGATGCACAGCTCATACGATCAATAACAATGTGAGTGTAGGAATTTGTGTGAAAGCCCTCTGAGGAGGGCTTAGTTGATGGGTTTTATCTTTTTTAAGATTAGACCATTTATTTTGTTAACTAGGTCGTCAAAGATAATCTTTTCTTTATTTTTACAACTATTTACTAAATTATCAAAAACAATTTTATCAGATTCGTGTTTTCCTAAATGAATTGCCTCAAGCAAGGAAGTAATAGTATAAAAATAATGTTGGAATATTATATCTTCACTCTTATCTAAAAGCTTATCTCCATTAAGTACATTATTATTAAATATTGATATTTGCAGTGACATATCTACTCTGAGTGGCCAATATCTTTTATGAAGCTCTTCAATATTTATTTTAGCTTGAGTTTTAAACTCTTCACTATTAAGCATAAGAGGGTGTATTTCAATAAAGTTCATTTCATTTTCGAGAAGGCCCTTAATAGCAAAGATAGTATTTTGAAGATTTTTCCCGTCTTGAGTATCACTTTCAGTTGAATGAACTGTTCGCCAATCATTAAATAGAAAAGCTGCAACACAAGCTGCACCAAGTGTTGCAATTGCACTAAATATACTCCCAGTTGTTGAAAGGCTATCTTGTACAGCTTTGGCATTACCCCAGCAGAAATATAAGATTCCAAAAATACTAAAAAGTAGGAATATTAATATTATCCCTATAATCATAATACTTATGGAAAAGGCACTTTTATTCATTAATCACCAACCGTCCCCAAAATAGGAATCATTTGCGGCCCAGTCATTCGAGCCTTACTTATAATCTCGACAAGCTCATCATAAGTTAAATTAAAAGAATCTTCACTATCAAAAACATAGATCATATTTTTACCTTCATATTCAGGTGGTGTAGGGGGAACAAAACGCTTAGGAATAAGAGTTTGTGTTAATTGCTCATCTGTAAGTTTGGTAAAGTTCATTTTTACGTCCTTCAATAAATTACTTAACGATTGTTAGCTGATCCCACATAAATGGGTTCTTAGTGAGTTTATCTCTCGACATCGACCAAGTTCGACCAGGTATATAACAAGGACCAACACCGAGCTTTTTCTTTCCAAATTTTGTGTGAACGTTATCTAGTGTTTTCATCAATTGTTCTTTCTTTTCTATTACTTCAAAATCTGTGAGCAGGTCATAGGTATGGCCAGCCTTAGGCTCTATGCCTGTTAATATGACACCGCATTTTTTATACTTGATGCCTTCTTTAAATATATCTGACACCATTTTTACTGCTGCTCTTACGAAATCTGTTGCGCAATCTGTGGGTTCAGAAAATGCGCCCGTAATAGACTTATTATAAAATGGCGCACTCTCATCAAATGGGCTTGATTGAACAAATACAAGTAGGCAACCACATAGTGACTCTTCATCACGCAACCGCTTACATGCTTCTTGTGCATGCATTGCTATTGCTTCTTTCAAATCATCAAGCTCAGTTACTTTTGCCCCAAAGGAACATGATTTAATAATTTGTTTTTTTGATGGCGGGGTGTCTTCAATTTCAATGCATGAGATGCCCTGCAACTCATTAATCGTTCTAGCCATTACAATAGAAAATTGCCGTTGCATTTCCCGCGCTTCAGTACAAGCTAGATCTAATACTGATTTAACTCCCATTGAATGCAACTTCTTTGCATGTTTACGACCAACTCCCCAAACTTCCGAAACATCAATTAATGAGAAATAATATTCTTTGTTGCAGGGATCCATCGACACCAGATCACAGACACTATTAAAGCCAGGATTCTTTTTTGCGATATGATTTGCAATCTTTGATTCAGTTTTACTCCTGCCGATACCTACGCAGACTGGAAGGCCTAACCATTTCCAAATTTGTTGGCGCATTTGCTGACCAACTTTTTCTAAATCAAAGTTTCTCTCATAAGCAGTAAAATCAACAAAGCATTCATCAATAGAATATGGTTCAACTTCTTCATCTGTTACGTATGAAGCAAGGATCTTATGAAAGCGCCGTGACATTTCGGCATACATTACATAGTTGCTTGATAGCACTACTACGTTATGTTTTTGGACTATGTCTTTAATTTGGAATAACGGCACACCCATTTTTATATTTAGGGCTTTGGATTCGTTGCTGCGCGCCACGGCGCACCCGTCATTATTTGATAATACGATGACGGGTTTGTTATTCAAGCTTGGGGCAAAGACTCTCTCACATGAAACGTACATGTTATTGACGTCAATCAAGAAAAAGACTTTGTTCTCATGTTTCATGAGTTTCTAATCATTTTAATGATGCAGGTGACAACGCCCCAGATAATTAATTCTTGGCCATCCATTAAATAAATATTTTTATAATCAGGATTTTCGGCTTTGAGCCATTGGCCTTTTTCATCGATCATTAGGCGCTTAACTGTAAAATCATTATCGATTAGTGCCACGACAATATCGCCGTGTTTTGCATCGAGACTGCGATCGACAATTAGTTCGTCATCAATATCAATACCTGCATTTAACATAGAAAGCGAAGCAACTTTGACAATAAACGTAGCAGTTTCATTTTTAATTAAGTGCTCATTCATATCGAGAGCTTTGTCTACATAATCTTGTGCCGGACTTGGGAAGCCTGCAGAAATCTTTTCTAAAGCATAAGGGACAAGCATATGAGTTGTGGGTACAACTAGCTTGATAGACATAACATCAGACAAAGCAATACTTTGAGTTAGATAAGGCTTTATCTGGATAATGGATGGTGCAATTTCACTCATAGAATATCCCCTAACTTGAATTTGTAACATATTCAAGATGATATGCTAGAGCTTAGTTAAATTTCAAATTTAAAAAGTTGTGGATAAATAATAACTAGTCACAACTTGTCGCACATTATTGTGTATTTGGTCGGAATTTCTTCAATTCTGATTTTGGTTGTGCTATGAACTCATCAGCAGGCATATCTAAGAAAAAATCCTTAGCTTCCTCATGTTTACAGTGCAGCCAGTCCTCTCTTAGTTCTGGTGGAATAACAATAATAGAGCGTTTTTCATCTGTAGGAGCATGAAATTGGTTCATGAAAGAGTGGTGGTCAGAATTAATTGTGAGCATGCTCATAGATCTGATTTCTTCGCCGTTTACTTCAGCATATTCATAAATGCCAGCAATCGTAAAAGGCATTTCATCCTTGCGATAAATTCCCCACCATTCTGGCTTATTGTTAATGTACTTCGGTTCAAAAATCACATCTGCAGGTATTAAACAGAACTGGTTTTTCTTCCAAGCATTTCGAAAGCTTGGCTTCTCGTGAACTGTTTCAGTTCTTGCATTGTAAGTGTTATGAACTTTTTTAAGTTCTTTAACCCATGGGGCGACTAAGCCAAAACGAGCTAATCGCCATTCCATTTGATCTTTTTTAGAGAATAGAAGGGGAGCATCATAGTTGGGATAGATATGAGATTTATATTCAAATGTTGGCTCAAACAGATCCAGCAAGTGAATTCTATCTTTTGCGATTGGTTCGTAGTTTGAGCACATTAGCATCCCTTTTTATGTCAATTTTCTAACTGTGGTTTAAAATAATATAATGAGATTTTTTACAGGAGATTCTAAAACCAGATTACAAACATTGCTTTTATCTTACAAGTTTGCTTTATTAATAAATGATAGAAGTTAATCAATTTTATAAATTTTATTAGATATAAGTATGAAACGAATAAACAATCCAGCAATGCTAGAAGCAATGCTACCTGTACGTAAAGAGCTTAAAAAATTAAAAACAGTCACAATTATCTTACCTAAAAGTTTTGGTTTAAAAGATCATGATGCATTTAATTTTGAGAAAATTTTCAAAGTATTTGATTGGAACATCACAAATTGTCCGGTAAAAATTGATTTAACTAAATGCACTTCATCAGATTATCAAGCATTGTCTCTGATTGTTTTATATGCTTGGCATCTTAAAAATAACGGTTGTAAAGTAGAATTTCTATATGATCGGACAGCAACTTCAGGTGTTGGCCTAATGTGGAAGCGATTAGGTGCAACGGGAACTTTCCCAGTATTATTAGAACCTAACCAACAATTCAAAGGAGATAACTTTAAGCCGTTATTTGCATTAAGAAAAGGTAACAATAATAAGGATTTTAAAAATATTATTAGCGCAATCGAAAGCTATACCTCAGGCTTCGATATTTCCTATACGGATACCTTGCGGTATGTATTAAGTGAATTAATGTACAATACTCAAGAACATGGTACATGTTACTCTCAATCACTAGATATTCTAATTCCATCAATTGTTCAATTATGCTGGTACCAGAACAAAGATGTTATCCAATTTATTATCGCTGACCTTGGGATGGGAATTAAGAATCATATTGAGCAAAGCTATCCTGGGCTATCTTCGGATGAGGAAGCAATTAAGTTATCAATACAACCCGAAAAGTCAGGTACCTTTGCCATAACAAATCCTTACAATGCAAAAAATAATGCTGGTATGGGACTATATTTATCTTCAAATATTATAAGAAAGTTAAAAGGTGAGATGTATATTGTTTCTGGAAATGGGCTAGTACATATTTCACCAAGAGACATTACTTCAAAAACGCTTGAGAACTCATGGAATGGGACGATTGCATTTCTAGTGATAAAACTTAAAGGAGATGAAAAGAATGATTTGCAGACAATCTTACAAGAGTTAAGAAAGAATGCAGAGTCTGAACGAAATAAACAGAAACAAATTAAAGAAGATGAACAATTTGTTGTACATATGAGTGCTTACTTTGGAGATTTCGCAGAAATTAAAGAAGAAGCGATAAATTTCCGAGATAAGTATTTACTTCCAGCTATAGAAGATGGTAAAAAAATAATCATTGATTGTCAGAATGTGAAAAGTGCCCCACATAGTTTTTTGAATGCATTACTTGCAACTCCAATCAAAAGGCTTGGGATGAGTGCTTATAAACAAATTCGAATAATTAATGCCGAAATGAACATTAGAGAAACTATTGATTTCATTCTAGAAGACAACACAAACTAAAAGAGGATTAGATGATGACAATTTTAAAAGAACCTCCTGAGTAATTTATTCGAAATTTTCGATGCATTATGCAAAAAAAAGCCCCATTTGATGGGGCTTTTTTTATCCACCAAGTACTGGAACCGTTATTTTGGATAAATTCTAAAATTTATCTAATTCTGTAAAGCTTTCTTCTACGACTTTCTCCTTAATGAGATCAGAATATTTCTAACTATAAATCTTAAGCTCTAATTCGTATTACGTAATCACTAGCTTCGTATTACGCTCATTACTATATAATTATTCTTTAAACCTAATGACCATCCTGACTCTTTATAGAATGGTTCCCCATACTTAATTGTGTGCTCGATATAAAAGTAAACCCAATCTTTCATTTGCTAATTCTCAATTATTTAGTAAGTGATTTTACATTTAAGGGCTTCTTAACTGGCCCAACTATCAACAATATCTGCCCAGTCTTGCAACATTTTGCGTCTGCTTTCTAAATACTTTGCATGGTTATAAGTAGCACGAGTTTTATTACCATCCGCATGTGCTAATTGTTTTTCAATCCACTTATCATCGTAGTCTTTTTCATTTAAAAGCGTGGAAGCTGTAGCACGAAAATCATGTGCCGTTACATCAGATAAGCCAATATAATCAAGCATTTTATTCATTGTGGTAGCTGAAAGCATTCCATCTTGATAAATGGCAGGGAATACATATTCACGATTACCAACTAGATTACGTTGCTCTTGAAGAATGTTGAAGACCTGATCAGACATAGGGACGATATGTATGCGCTTCTTTTTCATCATCTCTTTGGGGAATGTGATAGTTCTAGCTTCGAAATCAACATAATCCCATTTCATACGTCGAATCTCGATAGTCCTAAGCATTGAGTAGAGCATTACAAGACCAGCATTTTTAACTGTAGTAGATCCACCATAACTATTTAATTTATTCCTGAGTTGTACAGCTTCATGTTTTTCCATTGGTCTGGCATGTTCTATTTCAGGACGCTCAACAACGTTTTTAACTGCATACGTTGGGTCATACTCAGCTCTAAGTGTAGCGATTGCATATCGCATTACACCACCAATAAAAGTACGATTTTGGATTGCTGATACTTCGCCAGTACCATGGTTTTTTTGACGCTTAACTCGTGCAATCGTCTTTTTCATAATTGTCAAAACGTCTGCTGAGGTAACTTCTCTAATATCCTTATCACCAATAACTTTTAAAATATCTTTATCTAGGGCGCGTTGAAAAGCTTCCTGGTATCTCTCTGAACGATTATTTAATTTTTCAGCTTTATATTCTGCAGCAACATGTTTAAAGAGAACTCTATTTTCATACTCATCAGATTTAGCCTTTTTTTGGTTTTCTTTTTCTTCGACTGGATTTATTCCACTTGCTACTAATGATTTAGCCTCATCTCGTTTTGTACGTGCTTCGGCTAAGCCAATAATAGGGTACTCACCTAAACTCATCATTTGAGTTTTCTTAAGCCACTGGAAACGATAGCGCCAATACTTCTTTCCATTAGGTTTAATTTCAATACACAACCCGTCTGAATCACCAATTCTATAAAGCTTTTCTTTTGGTTTTGCACTTCTGATTTTTGAGTCGCTTAACAT